CTGTTTATTTCTTGTCAACCGACGCAGGCCAGAAACTTTCTTTCCTCGCTTACTAAGCAGGTCATCACATGGCTCGAAAGAACCCCTTCACAGAACGCGGCCCTAAGCCGACACAACCCAACGAAGAATATTGCTGCCCCGAGGAAATTCACGATGCAACTACCGACACCATCCCGCCGATTCCCGTTGATCCACGTCACATTGTCGGACGGCACAACGATGCAGTTGTCCTCAGTCCACACGACTCTGCCAACGACAGTAAAACCGGTGAAGGTGACCTTGATCAATGATCAAGGTGATGAAGACCCTTCGTTCACTGCTCTTGAGTTTGATGTGGAAGAGCCAAAAAACTCAACCACTAAAAAGGTTGAACTCACACCTGAGCCCGCTATCGAAAAAGATGCTGAGACTGGAAAAGTGCCGACAGTGGTAACCGTCTAAGCACTCCACAACACCCCACCATGCGTCTCTACGCCTGGAACGACTCCTCCCCAGAGATCAGTTCATGGCTTCCCAAAAAGAACTCGAACGTGAGCTTCTTCAGCTATTCAATGACCGACTAAACACACAGAACCTAACCACTTGCTCGCGATGGGCGTCAAAGCGGCGATTTATGGGTTCGCCATTTGCAGGTCCGTACACCACCAAGTATCACCCTTGGTGTAAAGGGATGATGGATAGTACAGCAAGTTGGAACATGGCCCAAAAGGGTGCCCAGCTTGGTGTCTCTGAAATCGCGATCAACCTAGCGATGTTCACAATTGATGTCCTAAAGCGGGACGTGCTCTATGCACTTCCGTCAATGCGGGTTGCAACGGACTTCAGCAAAGCACGTTTCAACGGCGCGTTGCAGTTGTCATCCTACCTCAAGTCGATCTTCCATGACGCTAACAGCGTGGGGCTGAAGATGGCTGGCAACAACACGCTGTACATTCGTGGTGCGCGTGGTGAAGCCAACCTCAAGTCAATCCCGGTCAGCTGCTTGATCATGGATGAAATTGATGAGTTTCCACCAGAGAGCATTAACCTTGCGTTGACTCGACTTGACGGACAGATCAATAAGACTGTTTGGGGTTTGAGCACTCCAACGCTGCCAAGCTTTGGAATAAATCGTTTATTCCAAGACACAACTCAAGACCACTTTTTCTTCAATTGCCCCCACTGCTCCCGTAAAACCGAGCTGATCTTCCCCGACTGCCTGGAAATCTGCGGCGAGTCTGTCAACGACCCCGACAGACATCGAAGTTATCTGAAGTGTAAAGAATGCAAACACAAGCTTGCGCATGAAGCAAAGCCGGATTTCCTGAGTCACGGCTACTGGGATGCAACAAACCCAGCAAGTGACCCCGATAGACGTGGGTTTTACATTAACCAGCTCTACAGCTTCACAATGAAGCCAAGTGAGTTGTCGACCTTCTATCTCGAAGGTCTGAGTAACGAAGAGGCTATGAATGAGTTTTATAACTCACGCCTCGGACTCCCCTTTATTGGCGTTGGCGCGACAATCTCTGATGAGCACTTCGAAGAGTGTCGGAAGCCACACCTAACGAACGGGCCTCGACCAAAAACGATCAATGATGCCATTTACACACTAGGAATTGACCAAGGTCTTTGGAACTACTACACGGTATACCGGTGGGAAGTTCCTAGATGGGGTAAGGGCCTAAGCCATACCTCGCGACCCACACTTGTCGACCGTGGGAAGTTCCACGAGACCGAACGCGAGGCCGAGCACTCACGTATCATGCGTGAGTGGCAGATCAGCGCTTGTGTAATCGACGCAGACCCCAACACCCTTGACGCCAGTCGTTTTGCACTGGCGTACCCAGGATATGTTTGGATGTCTCGTTTTCGATCCGGTCAGATTGGTAAAGAACTCGCCTCATCTGCGTACGCCGAGAACGTACCATTGATTACAGCTGACAGAAACAACTGGCTCAGTTTGACATTGGGTCGATTCAGAACACATGGTATTGACCTGCCCAGCGATCTAGGGCACGAGTTCAAGGATCATATCAAAGCAATAGTCCGAACTTACGTTCGAGACAACCAGGGCAACTTTGTAACAAAGTACGTGAGTACCAAAGCTGACCACTACGCACTCTCGGCTTGTTATGCCGAACTCGCATTACCTTGCATTGGGGCTCGCGAGACAAATCAAGACATCAGTGAATTTGTTTAGACCAAGTTTCCGTTTGCGTTACATCATATGCTACCTGAATTGAACACGCTGCTGAACAGTCGACACCCATCGTACAGCAGCTGCCTGGCAGACTGGGAAAAGTACAGGCTGACGTTCAGAGGTGGGGCGACCTATCGAGAGCAGTATCTTGAAAAGCTCTCTCAGAGAGAGACCGATCCAGACTTCGTAAAACGCAAAGGGATGACCCCCATACCTGCATTTGCAAAGTCGGCAATCAAAGAGATACGGAACTCCATATATCAGCGGATGCGAGACATACAACGCGCCAACGGAACCGACACCTACATGAAGGCAGTCGTTGGCCAAAGTGGTGGTGTTGATAACCAAGGCACCACGATGAATTCATTTCTGGGGAAGGAATGCTTGGATGACCTGTTGGTGGTTGGCCGGGTCGGCGTGTACGTCGACGCTCCAATTCTGAACGAGACGCCCACCAAGGCTACAATCGCTGGCAGGCATCCTTATTTGTACGCATACCAAGCTGAAGATATTTTGTCTTGGTCACACTCAAACCCTTCCAACCCCGGACAATTGAACAGTCTTTTGCTCCGCGACCGCCTTGAAGTGAACGACGTAGTTACAGGGTTCCCCAAGAGTGGTACTTACCGATACCGCCACTATGAGTTGAGCAACGGTCGAGTTGCTGTGCAGTTCTATTCAAACAATGGTGAGCCAATTGATCAATTTGGAGATCCAGCAGGTATTCAAATCCTGGACCTGGAGAGAATCCCGTTTGTCTTGTTTGACATTGGTGACTCTCTACTAACCGATGTCGCGGAGCACCAAATTGCACTGCTAAATCTTTGCTCGACGGATATCAACTATGGTTGGCGTTCAAACTTTCCGTTCTTGGTTGAGCAGAAGTCACAGACACCAGCAGGTCAGCACATAACTTATGCGGGTCGTGATGGTGAAGTTGACACAGGCGTTTCGACTTCAATCGTCACAGGTGCAGCTCACGGTAGGTCATACCCCTTTGGGCATGAGGCACCATCGTTTATTGCACCCCCGACAGACCCGTTAAAGATATCGATTGAGCTTCAAACCAAGCTTGAACACGACATCCGTAAACTTGTGCATTTGGCAGTCCAGACACTTGCCACTCGCGCAAGTGCCGAAAGCAAGTCAATGGACAACCAGGGTCTCGAATCTGGTTTGTCGTTTATCGGTGAGACGCTGGAAAAAGGCGAGCGTGAGATTGCATATCACTGGGCTGCATATGAGAGATCATCTGCCCAGCCAATGGTGAACTACCCTACAACATACTCGCTGAAGAAAGATTCGGAGCGTGCAGAGGAGGCTGAGAAGCTTGGCGAGTTTGTCTCGAAAGTACCAAGCCGTACAGCAAAACTGGAACTTGGTAAGTGTATGGTCGCGTCACTGTTAGGTGGGAAGATTCCGTCTGAGACCCTTGCCAAAATCTACAAAGAGATCGACTCCGCTGAGTACGTGACTTCGGATGTTGATACGATCATTCGCGGCAAAGAAGCCGGACTTGTTGGCGACCGTGTGTCATCAATGGCCTTAGGGTTCCTAGAAGACGAGCATCTCCAGGCTGAGGAAGACCACTCCAAACGAATCGCAAGAATTGCCAAGTCGCAAGGCGGCGGGGGTGCAAATGGTGACCCCGCATCGCGAGGTGTCAAAGATCTCTCTGCGAACCCAAACGCGGGGTCTGATGAGAAAAAGAAGCAAGCTGAAACTGACACCAAAGACGACGGGGCGCGACGCTTTCGAGGTCGTGGAAAGGCAAACAAATAATGTCTAGTTATTATGGGACCGTCGCTGAAGCTAACACATATTTTGGTGATAAGCTACACGAGGTATTTTGGTCAACAAGCTCATTAGCCGACAGACCTAAAGCACTTCTTGCCGCATCTCGAATAATTGATGGTCTTAGGTTCGCAGGATCAAAAACTGTAGAGACACAAGACCTGGAATTCCCGCGTGACGGCGAGACCATAGTCCCAGAGAAGATTGAGCAGGCCTGCTACGAAATAGCTTATGAGCTTCTTGGTGGCTTTGACCCTCAACTCGAATCTGAGTCACAGTATGTTGCGTCTGAAGGTTACAGTGCCGTCCGTGTGAGCTACTTTAACCCTGGCACAACACGCATCTCACAACCCCACACTGATGCGGGTATACCAAGCAAACTAGCTTACCAGTGGTTGAGTCAGTTTCAGTCCGAAGAGGCTGGGTATCACACAGTCCGTGTTGAACGCGCCAGCTGAACATTTCTATTTACTCGCCACGTTGGCAGTAGACAGAGGCCAATGGCCTCAATTTCAAATTGGCGGCATCTGTCGCCATTCACCCCAAGGAACTCACGCCAAAGTGAGGTAGTTACAATGTTCGTTCGAAATTTCTTCCCCGACAATTTCACACAAATCGAATTGACTTGCTATGACGACTCTAGTGCCGGTGCTGGTGCTGGTGCTGGTGCTGGTGCTGGTGACGTCTCCGGAGATGGTTCTGGAGCTACAAAGACGCCTGTCGTTGGCGACAAAGGCGCGGACGGGAAAGTATTCACGCAAGACGATGTGAATAAGTTTCTGGCTGATGACCGTCGAAAGCACCAAGGCAAGATCGAAAAGCTTGAGAGCGATTACCAAGTTGCTCTGAAAAATGCACAGCTGACCTCTGAGGAGAGGTCAAGCCTTGAGTCATCACTATCTGATTTGCGAAAGCAGTTCCGCTCAAAAGAGCAAGAGGCTGCTGAGCAAGCAAAGAAGATCCAAGGTGATTATGAGTTGAAGGTTCAAACTCTGGAACGTGAAAAGTCAGATTGGCAAAAGCGTTACACCGAGTCAACGATCAGTCGGTCTTTGACAGACGCCGCCGTAAAGCATGACGCTTACGACGTCTCACAAGTGACGGAACTCTTGTGGCGAGCCACAAAAATGGTTGACGTTGTAGGAGACGACGGAAAAGCAACCGGACAATCACGACCAATGGTCGAGTTATCTGAAACCTCAGACACAGGTGAGCGCATCACAACTCAGCGCACACCTGATGAAGCCCTGAAGAGAATGGCTGAGTTACCTCAGTATGCCAATCTTTTCAAATCCAATGTCGCAAGTGGTCTATCTGCTGCGTCGGCGACCGGTCGCCTCAAGCCGGGATCAAATGGCAAAGTCGACGTGAGCAAATTGTCTCATGATGAGTACAAGCGAATCCGAAAAGAGACACCCGAACTCTTAGGTCTCCGCTAGCCAACTGCTGACATCTGTCAGCGTTATTCGGGGTGTTCATTTCTTACACCCAAAAATAGGAAAGTACCACACAATGGTTACTGCTATCAACTTCTGTTACGTCGAGCTAACCTGTTACAACAACTCGCTCGAAGCACTGGTCCCCGCTCAATGGGCCAACGAAGGTCTTGCAATTCTTCACGAAAACATGGTCATGCCAAATTTGGTACACCGTGACTTCAGTGAATCGGTTGCCACGTTCGGCGACGTGGTAAACACACGTAAGCCCGGAGAGTTCAAGATCAAACGAAAGGGGGTTAATGATCGCATCACTCTGCAAGATGTGACATCAACCAACGTTCAAGTCGCTCTTGACCAACACGTTGTAACCTCGTTCATC